GACCGTGCCGGAGAACATCGCGAGGACGGCGTCGGGGGTCGGCAGAGCCGGGTCCACACCTGCGGTGCCGTACAGGGTCTGCTCCAGCGTGGCGAGAGCCGACGCGCTGACCTTGGTCGAGTCGATCGTGATCGTGGCCGCCGGCTTGTACCCGGTCACCTGGACCGGAGTCGTGCTGATGGACCAGCTGAACGCGATCGCCGCCGGGTTGTCGTTGACGGTGTTGAAGTCCTTCGCCGACGGGGCCGCGGTGGCGCCGTAGACCAGGTGGATCTTGTAGCCGAGGTCCGCGTTCAGGTCGTTGCCGACCTTGGTGCGGTACGACAGGCCGAAGGACTTGCGGGTCTGCTGTCCGATGGCGACGCCCGGCTCCGGCTCGGCGGTGCCGTCGCACTGCCCGAACTCGTCGGGGTAGGTGAAGGCCTCGAGGTCGGCCTCGAACTGCTCGGTGGAGACCAGGTTCAGGTAGACCTGGTTGTCGGCGTACTGCTTGTTGGACGCCGCACCGGTCGGCTTCTCCGAGACCTTGGAGAGACCGTTCCAGGCGAAGCCCGAGTCGTACGCGCCGGCGGTGTTGGGGATGTAGAGGACACCACGGTCGACACCGGTTTCGAACCGACGGTCGCCGACGGCGTCCCAGACGAGAGCTGTCACTTTGTTGCTCCTCAGAAGTACAGGTTGAAGACGTCGTGATTGAGGTTGTTCGCCACGAAGAACCGATTGTGAACACACATCGGCAGCTTGGCGACCTCATCGGGGATCGGGCTGTCCGGATCGAGGTCGATCACGGTTACCTGGTAGCGCTTGACACGACGAAACGGCAAGTTGTTCGCGAATGTCGTGAGCGCGTTGTAGCGCTGGTAGACGATACAGGGGTACTGCATCTGAATGTTTTCCGGAGGTTGGAAATATACATTCGGGCAGAACCCCTCAAGGACCGCTTGCAGATCAAGCCGGCTTTGGTCCGTTGTAAACACCTCCCAAACGCAGCAGCAGACGGGGACTCTGAATGTCGACATTGGAAACGACCCACAGAGTCCCCATCCACTCAACGTAGCGAATGGCAAAGATGTTCTGGATGGCGTATGCGTCCGCCACAATGCTGATCGAATTATCCACAGAGAGATCGTCATTTACACGATCGCCCTCGCGTAGCACACGGCTGTTTCGAACCACGTCACCGAAATATGGAACCTCGGTAATGACGACGGAGTTCACGCCGGGCGCTGTTTCGACAGGTGCGCCGTACCCTACCTTTCCGTAGAACTTCATTGCCGGTCGCTACCTATCAGGCAGCCGGCATGTGGAACGTCCACTGGACGGTGAGGCCGTCGGTCTCGAAGAAGTACCCGGAGGCCGGGTGTGCTTCGACCACGAGGGTCTCGTCCGCCGTGAGGGCGGTCTGGGCGCCCGCGGTGAGCGTGGCACCGGTGACGTTGTTCTTGTAGACCACGCCGGTCTGGGTCGGGATGGTGACCACGCCGGTGGTCTTGTCGAAGGAAGGAGCGACCGGGGAGACGAGGACGTCGCCCGAGTTGGTCTTCCAGACGACCAGCGCCGACTTCGGCACCGTCAGGGCGCCCGAGACGCGGGTCTCCCAGAGGTACTTGTACTGGTTGTAGTCGATGTCGAAGAAGTCGAAGAGGTTGACCTCGCCGCCCTTGTTCGCGCCGATGTTGTAGTCGGTCAGGTTGACGATGATGCCGAACAGGTTCGGCAGGGTCTCCATGGCCTCGACCGGGACGATCTTGTCGACCATCAGGTACTGCGCCAGCTCCTCGGGGCTGTTCCAGTACCGCCGGTTCATGCCGTCCTTGACCAGCAGGAGCGAGGTCAGGACCGGGAGCGTGGTGTAGAACGTCGGCCGGCCGCTGCCCTTGTAGAAGCGCATCGAGCGGAGGATGGCCTCGGCGACCTCCAGCATGGAGGAGTTCGTGTCACCGGTGTTGACGTAGACGTCGGTCTTGAAGACCTCGTTCTCGTTGGTGATGGACCGGATGCCGGCGCCGGAGTTGGCACCCATCGGGTCCGCGACCTTGTCGGGGTCGTCCACGGCGCGACCGTCGCCGATGAGGATCGCACGCGCGATCTCCTCGCGGCCCATGACGGACATCTCGCCCTTCATCCACGAGACGACGTCGAAGTCGGTGATCTCGATGATGTCGTCGCGGTTGAGCTTCTGCTTCTTGTAGATCGTGGTGGCGTCGGTCGTGCGCCGGCTGACCGAGAACCACTCCTCCTTCTTCATGTTGCCGGTGATGTAGCCCTTGGCGCGGGCCTCGTCCATGGTGATGTCCGCGACGATCGTACGGACCTTGGAGAAGGGGGTCTTGCTGGTGGAGTCCAGGACGCCGGCCACCCACTCCATGCGCCGCGAGAGGAACTGCGGCGTGTTGGTGAGGTTCTGGTAGTTCGGGAACAGGACGTCCATCGGCTCGATGCCGTGCTGGAGCGCGAAGGCGTCGACCTCGGTCTTGAGGGTCGTCTTGTTCTTGAACGCGGCGGCGAAGATGCCCTCGGCCTCGGCGTGGGTGAGCGCGCGCTTGCCTCTCTTGTCGGTCTGCTTGTCGGTCTGGTCGACAACATTGCGCGACATGTTGTCGGCTCCTTCCTTGTGGCTGAGGTCGCCCTCGCCGGCGTTGTTGTTGTCGGAGTGAGCGGCGTCCTGCGTGTCGTCGTTCACGACACCTTCCGCGGTGGTGTCGTCGTCACCGTCACCGTCGGGGTCTCCACCCGCTTCGGCGTTCTTGACGGCCTCTTCGACGATGTAGGCGACGAGGTCCTGCTGCTCGGGGGTGAACTCGTTGAAGGCGTCGGCGATCGTCTTGCCGCCACCATCGGCCGGGGGCGCGTCGGTGGTCTGGTCGGCGTGGAAGAGCTCCTCACCGCTGGTGATGAACGCCTCGTCCTCGAGCTCGTCGAGCGAACCGTCACTGTGTCGCACGGCCACGAAGTCGATCTTCGCACCGGGGTTGGCGCCGGCGAGCACCAGGCTCACCTCGGTGATCTGTCCGTGCATGACCTGCTTGGTCGGCTTCTCGACGAGCTGATTGGCGTGGATCGAGAGCGAGTCGATGTCGCCGTGCTCGACCTGAAGCTTGGCGTTCTGGCCGGCCTGCGTCGAGTTGAAGTACCCGTCGGCGCGGACACCCTCGGCCATGTGCTTGAGGATGGCGTAGCCGAGTACGTTCGTGATGTCGCTGTGGCCGTGCATGAAGACGAGCGGAACCCGCTTGCCGTCCATGTGCTTGAAGGCGTCGGTCGTGATGACCCGGCCATCGGAGCAACGCATGTTGGCCTTGGTGGCCCAGCCGCTGAAATCAGGCTTCATTTTGACTGCTTCCTCCTCCTGCTGTGAGTTGGGGTACGGGCCGTGTCGCTAGCTGTCGGATGCTCGGCGGGAACGGAGCCCGAGGAGGCGGTTGCAGCGGTGTTGGCGTCGGCATGTTGCTGTTCTGGAGCAAGTCCGCCTTCGGGTCCTTGGACGGCTTGAAGCCGATGGCCTGGCGGAGCTCGTTCGACGTGAGGATCTCGTTGCGAGCCATCATGTCGGCGATCTTGGCGACCTCGCTGAGAGGTACCAGGGCGAACGGGTCCTTGAAGTACGTGATGGACTGACCCTGGGTCCGTGCCGTCTTGGTGAGGAAGGTGGCCCTCATCGCCTCGACGATTGCGCGGAGGATGGGCTCGACCGTACGAGAGTTGTAGTTGATCATGGTCTTCTCGTCGGCCGTGCCGTTCATGATCGTGTCCGTGATGCCGAGCTGGCTGTACAGCATGTCGGTCAGGAACTTGATCTGGTCCATCAACTTGTTGTCGACGGCGCGGTTGAGCTGAGTGATCTTCTCAGTGCCATCGGTATAGGCGATACCGTACTGGCCTTCCTTCAGCTGGAACTCAATGTCCTTACGCCTCTGCTCAGCCTGCTGCCGGCGGGCCTCAGACTTGATGACGTAGGGGAGCTGAATGATCATGTCGAGCTTGCCCGAGCTGGATGCCTTGTCGACGGCGTCAAGCAAGTTGAGCTTGGCGACGAGACGCTGCATGGTCGAGTTCGGCTCGTTCATGATGTCGTAGAGAGGGTTCTCCACGATCGCGACGAGGCTCTTGGGAAGAGTGATCTGCTCTCGGAAGCCTTTCGCCTGGTTGTAGAGGCTGACCCGGACGTGCTCGGGGTACCACGCGACGATCTCAGCAGCACGCATCGACAAGATGTCGTAGGAGTTCGAGTCGATCGGGTTCAGGGTTGTGTCGACGGGCACGATGGCCACGACGCCCTTATCGAACATGATCCGCACGATGTCCTGCCTGAACTGCTGCGCGAACTGATCGATGTTGGCCCGAACGGTGAGGCACTCGTTCATGCCGCTCTTGATGTCCTCGATGTACCGGCCGTCGCTGTCGTTGCGGACATGACAAACCTGAATCGAGGCCACGTCGAGACTCATGCGCGTGAGGACCGACGACAGCATGGTTCGTTCGCTGCCGTAGACGAGTCGAGTACGGTCCGGTCGGACCCCGAAGGTCGAGCCGGCGGCGTACGACTGTTCTGTCTGGTACTTCTGGTCCCAGTTCGTGAAAGCGTTCCACGCGTGCCTCAGTCGATTGAGCACTCCCATTTAGTCACCTCCTTTCCTATTCGAAGGCCTCCTTGTTGGCCTTGTACGCGACATACGCGTCCATCAACGCGGAGACGTTGTCGATCTTCGCTTCTTGTCGGCCCTTGTAGAGCTTCCGGTTACCGTTCGTGTCCTCCAGGGTGATCGCGTTACCCATGGCGAATGTCATGAGGGCCTGATCGAAAATCAACATGCGCTCTGCGCTGAGATTCTTGAGCTCGCCAAGCGGCACAGATTCCGTCTTGGCGCCCTGTATCACCTTCTCTATTCCGTACGAACCGTTTTCCGCTTCCCAGCGGCTTACGAACTCCTTCGCGTTGTATGGGTCGAAGCCAAGGCATCGGACGTCATACTCAGAATGCTGGATGAAGTTATCCAGGTCATCGTAGACCTCCATCATGTCGAGGACGGTGCCTTCGAGCACGTGGAGGCTTCCCTCGTCGGTGAACTCCTGGTACTTCTGGCGCATGGCGCCAGGGAGTTTCATCAACGTGAGCGAAGTGATGTAGCTTCGGGTCTTTACACCGAATCCACCATTACGCAGTGGGAAGATGAATGTGAAGGCGCAGAAGTCATCGTCCTGTGAGAGGTCGGCACCGAGAGCACAAGGCATCTGCCAGAACTCTCGATACGGATGAGGAAGAGTTTCCTCGTACGTGAAGAAGTAGGTATAACCCTCCATCGGTATCCCGAACCGCTTAGCCAGGATGTCGTTCCTAGCAGCCGGGGCCTTCTCGGCGCGTTCAACGTCGAGTTGGTAAGTCTCATACGTCACCGTCTTCCCGAGGTTGGGGTTTGCCTTCAGCCACATGGCTGGGTCGGCGACCTCTTCCAACTCGTCCAGCTTGTAATGCCAGATCGAGATGTGCGGAGCGAGGTAGTCACCCTTGAGAATATCGGCGAGTTCGAGCTTGATGGTGTCCCCGGAACCGTTTCGAACGGTGCCCTCGGAACTGATGGCGACGATCAGGTAATCGTCAAGCTTCGACGCACCCTGTTCAATCGCCCCAACGACATCCTCACGAATATCGCCAGAAAGCCACTCGTCGATTGTCGAGATCTTCGGCCGCAGGCCCTGCAGCTTGTTGATCGACATGGGTCTGATTTCGAGCAATGAGCCGGTGAGGAAATTCTCGACGCCTTTCTTTGTCGATGCCAACTTCACGCGGTTC